TTTCCGGCGCGACTTTCACAGCCGTCACTGACGCTGCATCGCACCAGAAGCTGTCGATCGACACGGACGAGATCAAGCGTTTCGTCAAGGCTGTGGCTACGCTTACCGGCGAAGGCGCAGAACAGACGATTTCCGTTTCGATCGTGGGCTTGCCTGAGTATCGCTAATGCCAGGGTTTGATCTTCCCGACGTGTTTCTTGCTGACTTCGGCGTGACCGTGGTCAGCGGCAACACGACCGGGAAGGGCATTCTGGACATGCCGACCGAGATCGTCGCAGGCGGCATGGTTCTGACCACAGACTATGCCCTGACGTTCAAGACGGCCACCTTCCCGTCGCTGGGTTATGGCAGCGCGATCACTGTCGCCGGCACGGCCTACACCGTGCGCGAAGTGCGCCTGCAAGACGACGGCATCTTTTCCATTGCTTACCTGCAGAAGACATGAGTTCACGCCGCGAACAGATCCTTGCACGAATTGTGACCGCCCTGGCTGGCACGTCAGGCGTCAGCACGCGGATCTATCGCAGCCGGGTCGAACCGCTGGCCCGTGGCGAAATGCCGGCGCTGGTGGTCGAGCCTGTTTCCGACACACCGCAGCAGACCACGCTGGCGACTTTGGACTGGACGCTGGTGGCACGGGTTTCCGTTCTGGTGCGCGGCGCCGTTCCAGACCAAGTGGCCGACTCCACCGTGAAAGACGTTCATTCGAAGATCATGGCCGACACGACCCTGAATGGGTACGCAATCGACATACTGCCTGGGCCGGTGTCGTTCGACATGGTCGAAGCCGATCAGCCGGCTGGCGTGATCGGTATGGATTTTGAAATTCGTTATCGTACAAATCTGGGCAGTATTTCAGGCTAAAATATCGAAAATTGCAGTTTAATCGTGAGGTTTAATCATGCCGCTACTTACACGCCGCCGCACTATTCTTGTTGAACCTGAATCAACGTATGGCACCGACCCTACGCCTACCGGTTCGGCCAACGCGATCCTGGTTCGCAATATGAGCATCACGCCGCTGAACGCTGAAGTCGTCAGCCGCGATCTGGTGCGCCCGTATCTGGGCAACAGCGAACAGATCATTGCGTCGAAATACGTCACGATCGAATTTGAAGTCGAAATGCAGGGTTCTGGAACAGCTGGCACGGCACCTGCCTGGGGTCCACTGCTGGTGGCCTGCGGCATGCTTGAAACAGATGGCGCGTCGGACGTGGTTTATACGCCGAAAAGCAGCGCGTTCGGTTCTGCCACGATCTATTTCAACGTCGACGGCGTTCTGCACAAGATCACCGGCGCCCGCGGTACGGTCGAATTCAACGTCACCGCCCGCCAGATTCCGTTTATGTCGTTCGTGTTCACCGGCCTGTATAACGCAGTGACCGACGCGGCCCTGCCGACCGTTGACTATGACGCATTCAAAACACCGATCGCCGCCAACACCACGAACACGACCGATTTCCAGTTCTTCAGCTACGCCGGCATTCTAGAAAGCCTGACGTTCAACGTGAACAACACGGTGAACTATCGCGACCTGATCGGTTCGCAAAGCGTCGTCATTACCGACCGCGCTGTGACCGGCACGGCAGTTTTCGAAGCACCGCTGACGGCCACAAAAGATTTCTTCGCAGCTGCACTGGGTTCGGCGCTGGGCAATCTGACGATCACCCACGGCACGACCGCTGGCTACAAGGTCAAGATTGATTCCACACGGATCGACATTTCGAACCCGACTTACACCGACAATGACGGCGTTCACATGCTGTCAGTGCCGTTCGTCGCGGTCCCGTCGTCCAGTGGAAATGACGAATTCAGCATCACGGTGCTGTAAGCAGTAAGATTTTCAAAAACACAGCCGGGGAAACCCGGCTGATTACATAAGGGGAAGTGCATGAAACTTGAATTGTCGATTGACCAGCTGAACGTCGTTATCGCCGGCCTGCAGGAAATTCCGCACAAGCATTCCGACCCGATCATTCGGGAAATCATTCGCCAGGTCGAAGAACAAAAACCGGGCGAAAAGCCTGCCGACCCGACCGAGCCTGAAGGGGACGACAATGTTTAAGATCGTCCAGCCTACCGAATACGCCTGGGGCGTCACCGTCGAACTACCGATGGACGGTGGCCGGGTCGAAAAGCAGACGTTTGACGCCGTGTTCAAGCGGGTCAGCCAGACACGTCTAATTGAGATACAGAAGCTGATCGAAGCCGGCGAGATCCGCGACATTGACCTGGCGCGCGAAGTGCTGGTCGGCTGGAAAGGCGTGGTCGACGGTGAAGGCGGCGAAGTTCCGTTTTCCGAATCTGCCCGTGACCAGCTGTTCGACATTCCGATGGTCGCATCGGCTGTCGTTTTGGCGTTCATGGCATCGCTGACCGGGGCCAAGCGAAAAAACTAATTGACGCCGCCGAATGGTGGGCGCGCGGCGGCGTTAAGGACGAAACAGCTGACGATCTGATGGCCTTCGGTGCGCCCGCCGAGGTCGTTTCAGAAGCCACACGGGTCGAAACGGATTTCGAAGTCTGGGAAGAAAACGCCGACGTCGTCGACCTGTTTTTGAAGCTGCAGACCCAGTGGACGGTCAGCACAGCTGGCGTGGTGGGCCTGAATTACGCGTCGGTCGATTTCTGCCTTAAAATATACAAGGTCAGGAAAAGGCTGGAAATTTTCGAAGGGCTGCGGGTCATGGAAATGGCTGCGCTGGCGTTACTGAATAAGCGCGAGGATAAATAATGGCAATCGACATGCGGGCGGCAGTCAAGATCACCGCAGGGGTGACGGGGCAGCAGGCTGTCGATCAGCTGCGCACCAGCATGGACCGCGTCGGAAATACCGCCAGCGGCCTGACGAACAAATTCAACATGGTCAAAGGCGCGGTCGGCGCCCTGGCAGCTGCACTGGCTGTCAGCGAATTTGTGTCGTTTTCGAAGTCGCTGATCGACGCTGCCGACAATCTGCAAAAGGTATCGGCACGCACCGGCGTCAGCGTCGAGGAATTATCAAAGCTGCAACAGGTGGCAAACCTGTCAGGCACCAGCTTGGAATCTGTGACCAAGGGCTTTTCGTTCCTGGCAAAGCAAATGCTGGAAGCGGCCAGCGGCGGCAAAGAAGCCCAGCAGACATTCCGCACACTGGGCGTCGAATTCCAGAATGCCGACGGCACGCTGCGGGAAACGAATACCGTTTTTGCTGAACTGGCTGACAAGTTCGCGGCCATGCCTGATGGCGCTGCAAAGGTGGCACTGGGTCAGAAGCTGATCGGCAAAGGGTTCGTTGAACTGATCCCAATGATTAACGAAGGCGGCGACGCCATTCGGAACGTGGCGGCAACGATCAGCACCGAGTTCGCGAACCGGGCTGCGCTGTTCAACGACACGATCGACATAATGAAGGCCAAGACTGCCGGCCTGGTCAACGAAGGGCTGAACGAACTGCTGAAATATCTGCAGCAGATCCTTGAGGTCTACAAGTCGGTCAGCGTCGAAGGCGGCACGATGGCGACGGTTTTTGCCGGCATCGGCAACGCCGTGAAGGGTCTGGTGATCGTCATTGACACGCTGGTCACTGGCACCAGGCAGGCAATCGCGACGCTGCAGTATTTTGGCGAAACGCTGTTTTACCTGACCACGTTTCAGTTCGACAAGGCCAAGCAGGCAGCCAGTGCGCGCCTGGACGAAATCGTTCAGCTGGGATCGGATTACAAAGACCGGATCAACAAACTGCTGGCGCCGCCCACGATCGAGGTTCCGACCGTTTCTGGGCTGCGTGGTGGCATTGCACCGCAGATCGTCGACGAAGAATCGCTGAAGGCCCAGGCCGACGCTGCCGAACGCGAGATCGACCGCATTGGCCGGATCTTCGACAAGCTGAAGGAAGACCAGCAACGCCGCGCAGAGGAAATCAAGCGCGAGGGCGAAAAGGTTTTCGAAGCTACGCGCACACCTGCCGAACGTCTGGCTGCTGAACTGGAAAATCTGAACAAGCTGCTGGAAGCCGGCGCGATCAACTGGGACACCTACAGCCGCGCGGTATTCCAGGCGCAGGACAATTTCGACAAGGCCAGCAAGTCGATCAAGGACGAAAACAAGACACTGTTTCAGGCGCTGGAAGAAGCTGTAAAGGGCTTTGGCAAGAAGTTCACCGACACGTTCGTCGAAATGGTCGAAACCGGCAAATTCGAATTCAAGGGTCTGGTCAAAAGCATTCTGTCGGACATTGCCCGCATTGCGATTCAGAAGGGCATCACCGACCCGCTAATCAAGGCGGCGACTTCGTTTCTGCCGTTTGCCAACGGCGGGATCATGACCAGCCAGGGTTCCATGCCGCTGAAGAAATACGCAAGCGGTGGCATTGCCAACAGCCCGCAGGTGGCGCTGTTCGGTGAAGGCAGCCGGCCTGAAGCCTATGTCCCGCTGCCTGACGGTCGCACGATCCCGGTCACAATGAATGGCGGCGGTAGCACGAACGTCAGCGTGGTGGTCAATGTCGAAAGCGGCGAAACCAGCACCCGCGCCGACGACGAGCGTGGCAAGCAGCTGGGGACGATCGTGGCGAAGGTGGTTCGCGAAGAACTGCTGAACCAGAAGCGACCAGGCGGCATTTTAGCGACGGCATAAGACATGGCGACATTTACCCAAATTCCCGACTTCGGCGCCCGCGCGCAGTTCAAGCCCACCGTTCGATCGGTTAAATTCGGCGACGGATACGAACAGCGTCTGGCCTACGGTCTGAACACGAACCCGCAGATCTGGAACCTGACGTTTTCGCTGCGCACCGATACCGAAGCAGCTGCGATTGAAACATTCCTGCAGACCGAAAATGGCGTGACGGCATTCGACTGGACACCGCCTTACGGGTCGGCAGGCAAGTATATCTGCCGCGAATGGACCCGCGCTGTGGACCGCCACAACCTGAACACCGTCACAGCGACGTTCGAACAGGTTTTTGAGCCATGACCACGCCGCAGACGATCACGTCTGAAATTCAGAAGCTGGCACCCAGCGCAGTCGTCGATCTGTTCGTTCTGGATCTGACCGACCTGGGCGGCAGCGTCTATCGGTTCCACGCCGGCACCAACGGGCTGCGCCAGGACATTGTCTGGCAGACCGAAACCTATACGGCGTTTCCGGTGCAGGCGTCTGGGTTCGAATACAACGGCAACGGCCAGCTGCCGCGGCCAAAATTTCAGGCAGCAAACCTGACCGGCGTTCTGTCGCTGCTGGCGATCACCTATGCCGACCTGATTGGCGCAAAGGTCACCCGCAAGCGCACGCTGAAAAAATACCTGGACGCGGTGAACTTCACCGGTGGCGTCAACGCTGACGCAGATCCGACTGCCGAATTTCCTGACGAAATTTATTACGTCGACCGCAAGTCAGCCGAAACCCGCGACGTGGTCGAATTCGAATTGTCGGCGTCGTTCGACGTGCAGGGCGTGAAGCTGCCGCGGCGCCAGATCATTCAGAACGTCTGCCCGTGGAAATACCGCGGGGCAGAATGCGGATATACAGGGACAACCTATTTCGACGGCAACGACAACAGCGTCGGAAGTTCGGCCCAGGACGTCTGCGGCAAGCGCCTGGAATCGTGCCAGCTGCGGTTTGGCACGAACGCTGCGATCCCTTTTGGGGGATTTCCAGCTGCAGGTTTGATTCGATAAATGCTGACCGACGAAACCAAGAACGCCGCCATTGACCATGCGCGGCGCGAATATCCACGCGAATCATGCGGGTTCGCCGTGGTGGTCAAAGGTCGCCAGGTCTACTGGCCGGCTGAAAACCTGTCGCATGAACGCGACGTGTTCATAATCGACCCGCAAAGCTATGCAGACGCCGACGAAGCCGGTGAAATCGTCGCGGTGATCCATTCCCACCCTGACCTGCCAGCAAGCCCGTCACAGGCCGATAGAACAGCCTGCGAAGCGTCTGCCCTGCCCTGGTTCATTGTCAGCCTGCCTGATTGCGTCTGGGCCGAACTGTATCCGAACGGATACAAGGCGCCGCTGGTGGGACGGGAATGGGCGCACGGGGTCCAGGACTGCTACACGCTGGTTCGGGACTGGTACGCACAGGAAATGGTCCTGCAACTTCCCGATTTTTACCGCGATGACGAATGGTGGCTGAAAGGCCAGAACCTATACTTGGACAATTTCGAAGCCTGCGGTTTTGTCGAAGTGCCGTTCAGCGAAATCCGGCCAGGTGACGCACTGCTGATGAAGGTTTTTTCGCCAGTGCCATGCCATGCCGCGATCTACCTGGGCGACGAAATGATCCTGCATCACATGCAGGGCAGACTGTCGTGCCGGGAACGCCTGACGGGCGCGTATTTAAGCCGGGTCAGCAATGTCGTCAGATATAATTCACCCTTATGATTACGGTCAAATTACTGGGCGAACTTGGCAAAAAGTTCGGCAAAAAGCACACCCTGGCGATCAGTTCACCAGCTGAAGCCGTTCGGGCTTTGTGCGCCAATTTTCCCGACTTCGAAAAGTTCGTGATTTCCAGTTCCGACCGTGGCGTCGGATACAAGGTGCTGTCTGACAGATCCCAGATCGACGTCGACACTCTGCACGACCCTGCCAGCAAGTCGGTGACGATTGCGCCTGTTCTGGCCGGTGCAGGTGGATCGGTCGGGAAGATCATTTTGGGCGCCACGCTGATCGCAGCGTCGTTTTTTGTGCCTGGTCTGTCGCCGTTTGTGGCGAACTTCGTTTTCAGCGTCGGCGTATCGCTGGCGATTTCAGGCGTCACGCAGATGCTGTCGCCCGTGCCGCAGTCTAACGGCCCAGCCGAAACCCAGACCGAACCGTCGTATCTGTTCAACGGCCCGCTGAACACGACCGCCCAGGGCCATCCGGTCCCGATCGGTTACGGTCGGCTGCTGGTCGGTTCTGCCGTGATTTCGGCAGGTATCGTCACACAGGAAATCGAATAATGGGGACACTTCGATCTAAAGCGTTCGCGCGAATCCTTGACCTGATTTGCGAAGGCGAAATCGAAGGTCTGGTCGACGGCAAAAAGTCGATCTACCTGGACGGCACACCGGTTCAAAGCGCCGACGGCACGACGAACTTTCAAGACGTCGAATACGTCACACGCAACGGCACAAACGCGCAGACCTATATCCCAGGCATTCCAGCTGCGGAAAACGAAGTGACGGTTTCAGCAGAAGTCACGAACGCTTTGTCGCTGGTGCGAACGATCACGAATTCCGAAGTCAACGCATTCAGGATCAGGGTGGCAACGCCTGCCCTATTCCGTCAAAAAGACGACGGTTCGCTGGCTGACGAACAAATTGATTTTCGGGTCGAAGTGCAGCCCAGCGGCGGCAGCTATTCAACGGTCAAGAATTTCACTTTCAACGGCAAAACCACGCAGGAATATGAGCGCAGCTACGAACTGCAGCTGACCGGTGACGCGCCCTGGAATATCAGGCTGACCCGCCTGACGTCAGACAATACCGACAACCCACGAATTCAGAATCGAAGCTACTGGCAAAGCTACACCGAGATCATCAATCAAAAGCTGCGCTATCCCAACAGCGCCCTGGCGTCGCTGAAATTCAATTCGGAATACTTCGACAGTATTCCGTCGCGTGCCTATGACGTGAAACTGCTGAAGGTCAAGGTTCCGAGCAATTACAACCCGGTCACGCGCGCCTACACCGGAATTTGGGACGGGACATTCAAGACGGAAAAAGCCTGGACCGATAACCCGGCCTGGTGCTTTTACGATCTGCTGACCAATACCCGTTATGGCCTGGGAAATTATCTGTCCGAAGCCCAGGTCGATAAATGGGGGCTGTATTCGATCGCCCGTTATTGCGACGAACTGGTCGGCAACGGCGAAGGCGGCACCGAACCGCGATTTACCTGCAATATTTACATTCAAAGCCGCAAGGAAGCATTCAACGTCATTCAGGACTTTGCGTCGATTTTCCGCGGCATGGTCTACTGGTCAGCCGGCCAGCTGACGGCCACCCAGGATTCGCCTGCAGATCCGGTGGCGCTGTTCACGCCAGCCAACATCGAAGACGGTTCGTTCAACTATTCAGGATCAGCTGCCAAGGCCCGACACACCGTCGCGCTGGTGACCTGGAACGACCCTGAAGACCAATATAAGCAGAAAGTCGAATACGTTGAAGACGCGGTCGGAATCGCCCGCTATGGCGTGTCCGAAACCGAGATCACCGCGATCGGCTGCACCAGCCGTGGACAGGCAAACCGTGTCGGTCGATGGCTGCTGTTTTCCGAGCAATACGAAACCGAAACCGTGTCATTCACGACCGGGATTGAAGGCTGTCTGGCCCGCCCTGGGCAGATCATCAAGGTCGCAGATCCGACCCGCGCCGGCGTTCGCCTAGGTGGCCGGATTACGGCTGCCACGCTAAACACGATCACGGTCGACGGCGAATTCACACTGCCGGCCACGTCGACGGTCTACGTCGTGCTGCCGAACGGAACGGTGCAAAGCAAGACTGTCAGCAGCAAGTCTGGAAAGGTTCTGACCCTGTCGTCGAACCTGTCAGCAACGCCGCAAGCTGGCGCCGTCTGGGTTCTGTCTGCGCCTACCGTCGAAGCGCAGACGTTCCGCGTCGTTTCGGTCACCGAATCCGATGAAGGCAAGGTCAGCATCACTGCGCTGAAGCATGACCCAAACAAATACGCCGCGGTCGAAAACGGACTGAAGCTGCAGCCGCGGGACATTACCGAACTGCGGATCACGCCGCCTGCACCGACCAGCGTCACGGCGTCGGAAGCGTTGTATAAATACAACGACGAAGTGCGGGTCAGGATTGACGTCGGCTGGGTAAAGTCGTTCGGGGCGAACCGCTACCGGGTCCAGTGGATCAAGGACGGCGGCAACATCAACGAAGACATTACCAGCGACGACGACTTTGAAATCCTGAACGTCACGCCTGGTTCTTACCAGATCAGGGTTTACGCGATCGGCCCGACCGGATTGTCGTCGACGGCCTATGGTTCGACCACGCTGAACGTGCTGGGCAAGACAGCGCCACCAGCTGACGTCACCGGGTTCACGCAACAGGTCGACCCTGCCCTGGGCGTGACGCTGTCCTGGACTGCCGTGGCCGACCTGGATCTGCAGGGCTACGAAATCCGGCGCGGTGCAAGCTGGGGAGCCGGGACTGTGGTGGCCCGCAATGTATCGGCCACCGTGTTCACCGTGGGCGAACTGCTGACAGGCACCACGACGTTCTTAATAAAGGCGCTGGACACGTCTGGAAACTATTCGGCCAACGCTGCCAGCGTGGCCGTGACGATTGTGGCTTCTGCTGCGCCGACCGTGACTGGCGCATTTGTCGGTCAGAACCTGGTGCTGAACTGGGAAGACATTCGCGGCACGTTCCTGACTGACGCCTATGAAATCCGGTATGGGACAACATTCGCAGGCGGCACGTCCCTGGGCAACGTCAAGGGAACCACGTTTTCGACGAAGGCCCAGTGGTCAGGCACCAGGTCATTCTGGGTGGCTGCGATCGACATGGCCGGCAACGTCGGCACAGCCGGCAAATTCGAAGCCGTGGTGCTGGTCCCTGTGGCTGTTACGGCCACGCAGGAAGTGATCGACAACAACGTGCTGCTGCGCTGGACTGACGGCGAAGCGACGCTGCCGCTGGAAAGCTACGAAGTGCGCCGCGGTGACGTCTATTCGACCGCCACGATTATCGGTCGCACGGCCAGCCAGTTCACGACAATTTTCGAAACCACAGCCGGGACGTTCCGATACTGGATCACCGGGATCGACGTGGCCGGAAACTTCGGATCTTCGTCGTCGGTGCTGGCAAGCGTGGCGCAGCCGCCAGACTACCGGCTGCAGTTCGACATAAATTCAATTTTTGACGGCACGAAATCGAACCTTGTGGCAGATGATGACGGTTCTCTGGTGGGCGGGACTGACACGACCGAAACCTGGGAAGATCACTTCACCAGCCGCAGCTGGTCAACCCCGCAGGACCAGATCGACGCCGGGTTTCCGTACTACCTGCAGCCTACCGCGACGACCGCCTATTACGAAGAAGAAATCGACTATGGGACAGTGCTGGCCGGCACAAAAATTTCCACGACCCTGACCTACACGACGGTTTCAGGTTCGGTGTCTGTGAACCCGAATATTTCGGTCAAGAAACTGGCCGGCGACCCGTGGATCGACTACGATGGCCTGTCTTCAGTATTTGTCACGGATTTCCGCTATGCCAAAATCCGCTACACGTTCACCAGTGCGGGTGGCGACGATATAGTCGGAGTTACAGGGCTGAACGTCCGTTTTGACGTAAAATTGATAAATGATGCGGGTTCTGGTTACGCGAATTCGGCAGACAGCGGCGGAACGACGGTTTCGTTCAACGTGCCGTTTGTAGACGTGCAGTCCATTTCGGTGACGCCACTGGCGACGTCAGCTGTGATTGCGGTTTACGATTTCGTCGACGCCCCGAACCCGACCGGTTTCAAGGTGCTGCTGTTCAATACAAGCGGCACGCGTGTTTCAGGTGATTTTTCTTGGGCTGCCAAGGGGGTTTAACGAATGGCTGATTGGTCAAAACCGACGCTGACGTCGACTTACACGAACTTTCTGACGGAAGTCAAAAACCGTGACGACGATCTGGCGAAACAGTTCGACGGCACGACTTCGTCGAATGTCCCTACTGGTGCGATCCGCTGGGATTCGTCTGCAAACCGCTGGAAAAAATGGTCAGGATCTGCCTGGGACGAATTGACTGCGACCTATGCCCTGACGGCCCTGTCGCTGACTGGCGTCGCGTCGTTTGCGGCAGGCACTGCAGCTGCGCCTGCACTGACCAGAACTGGCGACTTGAACACCGGTATTTTCTTTCCCGCAGCTGACACGCTGGCAGCTGCAACGGCTGGCGTCGAGCGTCTACGAATTGACGGTTCTGGCCGTGTAGGTATCGGCACAGACAGCCCTTCGACGCTGCTGCATATAAACGGCGCAACGCCGACGATCCGACTGGTCGATACCGACGGCGCCGGCGAGTATTCACAGATCAACGCGAACAACGCATCGGGTTCGATTGTTATTCAGGCCGACGTCGGCAACACGGCAGCGAGTACGTTTATCGGGTTTGACACCGATGGCACCGAACGCATGCGAATTGACGCAGATGGTCGTGCACTTCTGGGGACGACGTCGCGAACTGGCGTTTCGACTGCCTGGGGCGGTCTGTTTATCGGAAGCAACGCAGTAGCATCGACAGCCAACGCGATCGTATTCGGTGAAACCGAAGCAGCCACCGCGTCGAACCTGCCGCTGATCTGCCAGCGATCGTCTGACGGCGCCGCCCAGGATCTTGCACTTGTTGCTCATAGCAGCGGCAGTGCGATCCGGTTCTTCACGGGTGCGTCGACTTCGTCGGTTCCGTTTTCTGGGTCGAACGTCGAGCGACTACAAATCAACGCAAGTGGTGCGATTGGAATTGCCGGGGCAAACTTTGGCACAAGCGGCCAGGTTTTAACTTCAGGCGGTCCTTCAGCTCCCCCAAGCTGGGAAAGTATTTCAGTGGCGGGTTTGTTTAGAAAGCAAGATCCTGCCGTCGTTGCGTGGACCAAAACAGGAAATGGAACTGCGACCACTGCGACCATTCTATACATCGAAGTAAACGGTTCTATTAAGACTATCGCCAGCGGCACATCAATCACCATGCCGACGCTGACTGCAGGCACAGACTATGCAATCTGGGCTAAGACCGATGGCACTTTAGAAGCTACAAGTAACCACACGTCCCCGCCTACTGCAAACGCTCGTAAGGTTGGCGGTTTCCACTATGCGCCCGGTGGCAATGCTACCGGAAGATCTGGTGGCAACACCACAGCGCAGATTAACGAGTATTCATTCTGGGACTTGAAATTCCGGCCCGCTTGTCCTGACCCACGAGGAATGACATTGGTTGGCGGCGGATTTTGGGCAGACATTTACCTGACGGGTGTAGACGCAATTACTAACGGTTCGTCTAAATACAATGTCACGATGGCTGACGGCTCTAGTCCACCTAAAGTGCCGACGATGTTTGGCGGCGACGGCTCGACAACCTACGGTTCCTACACTTGGTTTGAAGCGATGGAACTTGCCACCGCATTTGGCAAGAAGTGCCCAACCCAGATGGAATTTATGTCGTTGGCTTACGGAACGACCGAAGCATCGTCTGTCGGCACAGACCAAGTATCAACGGTTCTAAACGCTGCCTACACTTCTAAGTGGGGCGTGATTCAGTCCGCTGGTGTATTGTATGTTTGGGCAAGAGATAGGGGCGGTCCAGCTGCTGCCGCCTCTTGGAACGCCAATACCGAAGGGCGTGGTTCTGAGTTCAACGCACCCAATGCTGGCCTCCTTGGCGGCGCCTGGGGCAACGGGTCGA